CATACCCATCCTAACTACCGAGAGCAGCACGTGGCAGAACGCTACAAGAATAAGGAGTAGGCTGATGAGTGAGCCACATGAGGTAGTGAAACTGCTACTAAAGCGGATGGAGAGCCATCCGGAGGAGTTTAGGGTCGCAGACGAACCGTTCCACGACCGCTGGTATGACCACGTAAATGCGATACAGGCTTTTGGGAGTGAGGCTGACAAGGCTGCAATGGCCGAAGGTTTACGGGAAATCCGACTGGCCGAAGTACACGAACGGGTGATGGACGAGCTAGTCAACGGCCCCGAACGCCGCCGCAAGGAACGGGAAGAGCGCGAGTACGAGCGGCAAATGCTACGGCAGGGTGGGCTGGTGCAACAGCAAAAAGCTTATGTTAGCCAGCTACAGGGGATGGTAGGTCAAGTTTATGGCGGCGGTGGTGGCGCTGGCATAGTGGGTAAGTCTTATAGCAGCGTACTAATGGACAATTACGACTCTGACCTTGATAAGTACCGGAACGCAGCACCTCCGACGTTATATGGCGACTACGGCAGCATAACCAACGCGGCTGTACCCGAACCAACCCTTACATCATCAACCATCAACGCAATCAAGAAAGCACTAGGGAAAGGAAAGTAAAGATGGACCAGTTAGTAGCAGTAATAACAGCAGTAGCCATATTCGTGTTGGTTTATGCCAGTTATCAGCTTGGTAAAGGCAGCGCGGATGGGAAGGTCCTTTCGCTCAAGCGTGAGAACGAACTGCTTAACCAGAAACTCCATAGGCACAACGTCCGCGACTCCAAGGGTCGCTTCACAGGGGGTAAGTAGTGCCCAAAAAAGTATGGACGCCGGAGAAAGACGCGAAGCTGTTGGGCCTATTCAACTATGGCCTAAGAGCAAAAGATATAGCGGAAGAAATGGGCCTCACGATATGTGCCGTGGAGTCACGGTATACGAAGCTTAAACAAGCACAAAAAACGAAGGGACAAGAAGATGGATGATGCAGATTGGTTCCAGCGCGAACCGAATGATGAATTTACGATTGGTATGTTGTGCGATTATCAGCCCAGCACAACGGAGGAACTGGCTGAATGGCTGATGGTGTGTGCGAGGAGCGTTGTGGATAAGGATGGTCTACGCCTAGTCTACAACCTTCCCCCATATGTCGCGTGGCAGATGGCCCGTATGATGCAAATAACAAAGCTAGAGGTGCCAAATGACTGAAGAAAAACGTCCAAGCATTATGATTGCCACCCCCATGTACGGGGGCATGTGCACGGGACACTATGTGCAAGGCTTGTTGATGACCATGGCCAAGATGCGCGACCTAGGTATCAACATAGCATGGTGTCAGATTATGAACGAGAGCCTCATCACCCGTGCGCGTAACGACTTAGCACGAGTGTTCCTTGAGAGCGACCATGACTACCTGATGTTCATCGACGCTGACATCGGCTTTGACGCAGAGGCTATCGCGCACCTGCTGCTGGCCGACAAGGACATCGCATGCGGTATCTACCCTAAGAAGGAAGTGAACTGGGATAGCGTCAACCGCGCTGCCGTTGCAGGAAAGACGGACCTTGCGGACCATGCCGGAGCCTTTGTGTTTAACATGGTAGGCACAGGTGACGTGCACACAGACGAGACAGGCTGCATCGAAGTCCGCCATGGCGGTACAGGCTTCATGCTCATCAAGCGTAGTGTTTTTGAGCAGTTAATACCGCACGTGCCGACCTACCGCACGTCGTCGTTCAAAGACCCAGAGACTGGCGAGTATGCCAAGCCTTTGACCCACGAGTTTTTCGCCACCAGCATCGACGATACCGGTGCATTGTTGAGCGAAGATTACCATTTTTGTGAACTGTGGCGCAACCACGGTGGCAAAATACACGCCCACCCGTTCATTAAGCTGCACCATGTAGGCACGTATGTGTTTGGTGGTGACATCCTAAAGAGCGGCGGCAATCTTAAATAAGGAGCAAATGAAATGAAAATGAGGAAGAACAGCAAAGCGATGGGGATTAGGAAGCTACTCAAAAAGGGCTACACACCTGCGCAAATCAAAGAGCATATGGACGTTAGCGACAGCTACATCCACGCAATAAAGACTAGGCTAGCAGCAGAGGAAGCGGCACCCAAGGAAGTCGAGGCGGCGGCTACAACTATACGGCCAAGCTACGACCCCGAAGCTGGTGAGTATGTCGTAGTCGAGGGGGCCAAGTCTATCCAAGAGATAGATGCAATCCTTAACGAGCGCGGTTCCCGCTACGGGAACTTCCTCGACCATGCCACCATCACATACCAACTTAAAGAAGTGGCCCGTGACTTCGCTGCGCGGCGCGGCAAGAACTTCGCCTACGACCAATGCGAAGCACTCGATATGATTTTCCATAAGCTAGGGCGCATCCTCAACGGTGACCCGAACTACGCTGATAGCTGGATTGATATTGCCGGATACGCGCAGCTTGTAGCTGACCGTTTGCAAGGTAAAGTCCGGTGATTGACGCACAACGGGCGATGGAGCAAGCGGAGGCAACAGCCGAGTATTACGCAAGCCGTGGGGTGGAAACCTACCAGCGTATTTTTGGTATGAGTATAGACAATAACCCCGTTGCAGCAGCTACGTTCTTGGCTGGCTTTATGCAAGCTGCGGCGATAGATTACCACGCTTGGTCCACCCAACAACCTAAGGAATAACCCAACATGACAGCTTGGTCCTACAGCAGCATTAAAACTTTTGAGCAGTGTCCGAAGAAGTACTTTCACCTCAAGGTAGTGAAGGACGTTAAGGACGAGGCTGGACCCGCTGCGCAATATGGGACCGATTTCCACGAAGCTGCCGAGTTATTCATTAAGGATGGAACACCGATCCCGCCTAAGTTCAAACAGTATGCTAGCGTAGTGGAAGCGCTAGCAAACTTCCCCGGTGAGAAGCATACCGAGCTTAAGCTGGGTGTCCGCAAGACGGGCACTGGCTACGAACCATGCGGCTTCTTCGACAAGGACGTATGGTGGCGCGGCATCGTGGACTTGCTGATTGTGGACGGTGAAACCGCCCATATGATTGATTACAAGACCGGAAAGAACGCCAAGTATGCCGATATGAAGCAGCTTGACCTTATGGCGGGTGCCATCTTCGCGCACTTCCCACAGGTGAAGCGCATCAAGTCAGGCTTGGCCTACGTGGTTAGCAACGAGTTCCCCACGAAGACCCACCTGATAACAGAGAAATCACAGTACATGTCCGTGTTCGACAAGCAGCTAGACCAACTTGATGCTGCGATGGACAACGGCGTCTGGAACCCGAAGTCTGGGCCTTTATGTGGGTGGTGTCCTGTGGTAAAGTGCGAACATCATCGCCCACGGAGGTAATCATGCCCTACAAGAACAAAGCGGACCGCAAGTACGAGAACGCTACCAAGTACCAAGCTAGTCCAGAGCAGAAGAAGAACCGCGCTGCGCGCAACGCTGCTCGTGCCAAGCTCATGAAGGAAGGCAAGGTCCATAAGGGTGACGGTAAGGATGTCTCCCACAAGGTGGCTTTCGATAAGGGCGGCAGCAATAAGCAGGGTGTGCGCGTTGAGAGCGCATCGACCAACCGCTCATTCAAGCGGGACAGCAAACGCAATCTGGTGTCAGAAATCAGCAAACGAGAACGGAAAAAGAAGTAATGCAAAGCGTTGACGATAAGGTGCTACTCGTCAAGACTACCGAACCCAAGACCATTACCGACAATATCAAGAAGAGCGCGGTATATAGGCAGGATGGGGATACGTATGAAGTAGCAGTGAAGTGGGGCCTCAAGGAAACCAAGGCCCTCATGAAGCTCGGCGTGGACAACCCACCCTCCCCAATCCAGAAGCAGTACCAGTGGACAGGCAAGCACAAACCATTCGACCACCAGAAAGAGACTGCTTCCTTCCTCACCCTCAACGACAAGGCATTCTGCTTCAACGAGCAGGGTACGGGTAAGACCGCGTCGGTTATCTGGGCTGCGGACTATCTGCTCAAGCTGGGCGAGATTAAGCGCATCCTCGTGCTGTGTCCGCTATCCATCATGAAGGCTGCATGGCAGCAGGACTTGTTCACCTTTGCGATGCACCGCTCTTGCTCCGTTGCGCATGGTACAGCCAAGCAGCGTGAGAAAATCATCAACGCTGGCAACGAGTTCGTCATCCTTAACTTCGATGGGCTGGCTGTTGTCGAGGATGCCATCATCAACGGTGGCTTCGACTTAATCGTGGTGGACGAGGCCAGCGCATATAAGAACGCGCAGACCAACCGTTGGAAGGTGCTTAGCCGCATCGTCAACGCCACCAAGCCGCGCCTTTGGATGCTTACTGGTACGCCAGCAGCACAATCACCTTTAGACGCCTACGGGTTGGCCAAACTAGTCAACCCCGACAACTG